TATAAATCTGCAAAGGTAAAACACCAGAAAAGCAGCAGTAAAAAACTGATCGTCTACGAAGCTGATGGTGGTACCCGTGAAAGCGACAAAAAGCTCAAAGGTGGTAAGGTTACCAGCGCTGACTCACTTAAAGTTAACAGCCGCGTCAGCGACCCGGACAGTGCCCGGATTAAAGCGGATTCAGCACTGGCCAGACATAACGAATACCAGCAGAACGGCTCCCTGACGCTGACGGGAACACCTCAACTGACAGCAGGCAACAAAATTGAACTGGTGGGTTTTGGGCAGTTATCCGGGCCATGGCTCATAACCACTGCCCGCCATGCGTTTGACCGTAACAGCGGCTACACCACAGAGCTGGAAGTGGCACGGGGGCCAGTCACAAGAGGGAAAAAACAAAAAACTCAGAAACTCACGGTTTATCACCCGGATGGCAGTACATCGACGGTGATTAAGGAGAAGAAAAAATGACTGGTGTCACTCGTCAGGTCGGTACGGTCAGTGCCGTTGATGCCGACAGGGTTCAGGCCCGCGTTCGTCTGCCTGAATGCGATAACCTGCGCACAAACTGGCTTAACGTGCTGCAGCGCAATACCCAGGATAACAAAGATTACTGGCTCCCTGACGTGGGGGAGCAGGTTGAGGTACTGCTCGATGCCAACGGCGAGGATGGTGTTATTCTGGGCGCGGTGTATTCAGACGTCGATAAACCACCGTTCAGTGACAAAAATATCCGGGGAACCCGGTTTGCTGATGGTGCAGAGTACAGCTACAACCGGAAGACGCACACTCTGACCATCCGGGGCGGCATTGAGCATATTGTCATTGAGTGTGGTGCTGATGTGGTATTGAAAACACAGAAAGCCACGATTGACGCACCGGAAACCGAACTTACCGGAGATCTGCGTGTCAGGGGTAAGCTGATTTACGAAGGAGGCATGGCGGGTTCTGGTGGTGAAGGTGTTACCGCGACCATCCATGGCAATATCGAGATTAAAGGGAATGCCCATGCCACGGGCAGTATGTTGTCTGATGGCGAAAACTCCAGCCACCACTCCCACTGAGCTTTTTAAACGCCTTTAATATCAGCGTTCCCGCACGGGGGCAATACTGCCCCCATGAAAACAACCTCAGTATTCTGGCAACCGACCCTGCAGGCTCCCGGCGAAATTGTCCGGGGGCTGGATGATATCCGGCAGGCGATTCAAATTATCCTGCGGACTCCCCGCGGCAGCGACCCGCATCGCCCGGAGTTCGGCAGCAATCTGCATCTTTATATCGACTGGCCTGTAGACCGGGCCATTCCGCATGTGGTGCGCGAATCCGTCGATGCCATCCGGCGCTGGGAGCCCCGCTGCCAGCTTATGTCAGTTAAACCCGCCGTCGACGGCGAACATCTTACGCTCCGGGTGAGCTGGAAAGGCTCAGACGGACAGACCCGGACTCAGGAGCTGCTATGGCGCTGACAGAACCCGATTTTATTGAACGCGATGCCGACAAAATCACGGCAGAAATGATTGCGAAGTATGAAGCGGATACCGGCAAAACGCTGTACCCGGCACAGGCAGAACGTCTGCTGATTGATCTGTGGGCCTATCGCGAAATGCTGGTCAGGGTTGCGGTACAGGAGGCAGCAAAGCAGAATCTGGTCGCCTTTGCCCGTGAGCCGATGATTGATTACCTCGGTGAACTGGTCGGTGTATACCGTCTTGCCGCGCAGCCTGCCACTACCACGCTCCAGTTCTCCGTAGATGAGGCACTGGCCATTGATGTGCTGATCCCGGCAGGCACCCGCGTCAGCGCTTCCGACAGCGTTATTTTTGCCACCGATACAGATGTGGTACTGAAGGCCGGATTGCTGCTGGTCAATGTCACGTCCACCTGTACCGAACCCGGTACCGCTGGTAACGGCTGGCAACCTGCGCAGGTCAGTCAGTTACTCGATGAGATTGATAACGTCGACCTGCTGGTGAGCAATCTGACGGCCAGTTCCGGCGGTTCAGAACAGGAAGACGATGACAGGCTCCGGGAGCGTATCAGGCTGGCCCCGGAGTCATTCACCAATGCCGGAAGCCGTGGCGCATACCGCTTTCATGCCATGCAGGCCCATCCCAACATTGTCGATGTTGCTGTGCTTTCCCCGGTTCCCGGGACCGTAGATCTGTATCCGCTGCTCAGTACCGGTCTGCCGGACGGCGGTGTTCTCACGCTGGTAGAGAGTTTCTGCTCTGATGAGAAAGTCAGGCCACTCACTGATACAGTGCGGGCTAAAACACCAGTGAAGGTGGATTACACCATTGAAGCCAAGATTACGATCTATCGTGATCAGGATGCCAGGTCTGTAAAAGATGCCGCTAACAGCGCCATACAGAACTGGGTGGCATCACGTGCCGCCACGCTGGGGCGCGATATTGTCCCCAGCCAGATTATCAGTGCATTGTCCGTTTCCGGGGTGTACCAGGTTGAACTGGTGACACCGGCACTGCGGGTGGTGGCAGAAAACGAATGGGCAAACTGTACGGCAATCACTCTTAACATGACTGGAGTGTCTGATGACTGAGCCATTACAACTCCCGCCACCGCTTGAGGGTGATATCAGTCTCAGGACGCTGGGAAGACTGGCAGGACGGCTGGATAACATCGACCTGAGCGTACTGATGGTCTTTCTCGTCGATATCGTCGACAGTTCCGCGCTGCCATGGCTGGGCGAGCAGTTCTCACTGTCTGGCGATGGCTGGGAGCTGGCGGAATCGGACGATGTTCGCCGCATGCTTATAAAAGCAGCCATCGAACTGCACCGGTATAAAGGGACGCCGTGGTCAATCCGGGAAGTTATCCGCCGTTTTGGCTTTGGTGAAGTGGATCTGATTGAAGGCACAGGTCGTCTCAGTTACGACGGCAATCGCAGCTATAACGGACTGTTTGTTCATGGAGATGCAGCCGCCTGGGCAGTTTATCGCGTTATTCTGAAACAGCCCATTACTAACGATCAGGCCGCGATGCTGCGTCAGACGCTGGCTGCATTTGCACCGGCCCGCTGCCATCTGGCCAGCCTGGAGTATCAGTCTGTGGCCATTCGCTATAACAATACCGCCATCCATGATGGCAGTTATAACCACGGGAGCAGTTGATTATGGGAAACCTGAATGAAACAGAAAAGTGGGAAGAAAATATCTATCAACTGGAGACATCAGATCCGGTTCTGGGTGGTGCAGACGGGATATCAAATCGAGCCCCCCGGCAACTGGCAAACAGGACGAAATGGCTGAAGAAAAAAACGGAGGAAGCCGCACAGTCACTGGCTGAACACGTACGTTCCCGTAACCACCCGGACGCGACACTGACAGCTAAGGGGTTCACCCAACTGAGCAGTGCCACCAACTAGCACCTCTGAAACGCTGGCCGCCACACCAAAGGCCGTCAAGGCTGCATATGACCTGGCTGCCGGCAAGGCCCCCGTCAGCCATACTCACCCGTGGAGTCAGATAACGGGAGTGCCTGCTGCCTCGCTGACGGCAAAAGGCACCGTACAACTGAGCAGCGCCACGGACAGTCAATCAGAAACTGAGGCTGCCACGCCGAAGGCGGTCAAGGCTGCATACGACCTTGCAGCCGGCAAGGCGCCCGTCAGCCACACTCACCCGTGGAGTCAGATAACGGGAGTCCCTGCTGCCTCGCTGACGGCAAAAGGCACCGTACAACTGAGCAGCGCCACGGACAGTCAATCAGAAACTGAGGCTGCCACGCCGAAGGCGGTCAAGGCTGCATACGACCTTGCAGCCGGCAAGGCGCCCGTCAGCCACACTCACCCGTGGAGTCAGATAACGGGAGTGCCTGCTGCCTCGCTGACGGCAAAAGGCACCGTACAATTGAGCAGTGACATCAACAGCACGTCTGAAATACTGGCCGCCACACCGAAAGCGGTCAAGGCTGCATACGATCTGGCAAACGGAAAACAACCGGCAGATGCCACGCTCACTGCTCTGGCAGGACTTGCCACTGCAGCAGATCGGTTGCCTTATTTTACCGGAGCAGACCGCGCAGCACTGACAACCCTTACAGCTATTGGTCGCGCTATTATCGCTATGGGCAGTATAAAAGAAGTCCTCAATTACCTTGGTTTAGGAGAAGGTTCTGCACTGCCCGTTGGCGTGCCTGTTCCATGGCCCTTAGCAACACCACCAACGGGCTGGCTGAAATGTAACGGTGCAGCATTTTCTTCTGAAATGTACCCAAATCTGGCAAAGGCCTACCCAACAATAAATTACCGGATTTACGCGGAGAATTTATCCGTGGCTGGGATGATGGGCGCGGGGTGGATGCCGGAAGGGGCATCTTAAGCATGCAGGGGTGGTTAACAGGAAGTCATTATCATAATATTCGGTCATGGGATGCGTGGGATAACACGGTACTGGTGCCAAATGACAAAAGAGGGGATAGTCTGTTGTCGACAGATAATGCCGTCCGGCAAGGTGCAATTAACGGTAGATTTACCAGTCAATACAGAACGGAATCCTCAGATGGGAATGAAAACCGCCCACGCAATATTGCCTTCAATTATATTGTGAGAACCGCATAATGAATAACGCGATATTAAATGATGACCTTATTGCCGTACAGGCAGGAAACATCGTCGTTTATAACTATGATGGTGAGACACGGGAATATATTTCCGAATCAACTGAATATCTTGCTGTGGGTGTTGGTATTCCGGCTAATTCCTGTTTAGATGCCCCAGGCGCACATAAATCTGGCTATGCTATTCGCCGTTCGGAGGATTTAAATTCATGGGAGTATGCGCCAGACCATCGTGGTGAAACCGTCTATAGCACTGACACGGGAAACACCGAAGAAATCACGGCGCTGGGTGACTACCCGAAAAATACAACCACTATCGCCCCGTTAACACCATACGATAAATGGGATGGTGAAAAATGGGTGACAGATACTGAGGTACAACATCGTGCCGCAGTAGAAGCGGCAGAAACCAAGCGCCAGTCACTGGCTGATGCGGCAATGGATTCCATAAGTCTGATTCAGTTGAAGTTGCGGGCCGGGCGGAAGTTGACGCAGGCAGAAACCACCCGGCTTAATGCCGTGCTGGATTATATAGACGCGCTGAACGCAATGGATATAAACATGGCACCAGATATCAACTTGCCGGAAATACCACTGGCATCAGCCAGTTGAATATAACTAAGCCGCCCTCACGATATAGTTAAATGCAATATTGCGGGGGCGGGTTTCACTACCACCTGTGTTACCAATACTTCCTCGTGAATGAAGCGTTGGTGATGGAATCAAACTCCCTCCTGTATTTGTGGCATCAAGCCCCCTGCCTTGTGTATATGTTTTTTTGAAAATCGTAGCCAACTCCCATTCATCTTTTGTGTCATATCCATCGTTAGCTACAACAATATGGCGATGTTTTTCCAACATCCCGCTTTGAATGCTCAATAAAGCGCGTGCCGCATCAATTCCTCGCCCATCATCCCAGCCACGGATAAATTCTCCGCGTAAATCCGGTAATTTATTGGTGGGGTAGGCTTTTGCCAGTTTGGGGTACATTTCAGAAGAAAATGCTGCACCGTTACATTTCAGCCAGCCCGTTGGTGGTGTTGCTAAGGGCCATGGAACAGGCACGCCAACGGGCAGTGCAGAACCTTCTCCTAAACCAACGTTTTCATGCGGCTCTTACGATGTAATTAAATGCAACGTTGCGAGGGCGAGTTTCTGTACCTACATTTCCACTAATTTCACCAAACCGTTTTACATTACGAGAGCTAAATGGCTACGTAGTGAGGAAGGCACATTTAAAACCGGGTTACGTCTGTTTTAACTATTCCCCCGTCCCCGTATGTAGCCAGTATTCCAGGGGTTACTCCTTCCCGTGTACTTCCCGCGGCAAGTCCATCCCCGGTCCATAATTCCATATAGTGTGCATGATCCAAAATTGTGTGTGGCTGCCAATTAAGCAAAGCGCGGCCAGCATCCACCCCGCGCCCATCATCCCAACCGCGAATAAATTCTCCCCGTAAATCCGGTAATTTATTGGTGGGTAGGCTTTTGCCAGTTTGGGATACATTTCAGAAGAAAATGCTGCACCATTGCATTTCAGCCACCCCGTTGGCGGTGTGGCTGAGGGCCATGGAACGGGCACACCAACGGGCAGCGCCGAGTCTTCCCCTAAACCAACGTTTATCTCTCAAATCCTCCCCACATTATCTCAGTACTTTAACCACTCAAAAGGGAGTATTTTTAATGCTGATTGGCTACATACGTGTGTCAACAAATGACCAAAACACAGATTTGCAACGCAATGCATTAATGTGCGCAGGATGTGAACAGATTTTTGAGGACAAAATGAGCGGAACCAAGTCGGAACGACCAGGCCTGAAACGCGCTTTAAAGTGCCTTAAAAGAGGGGATACATTGGTGGTCTGGAAGCTGGATCGGTTGGGTAGAAGAATGAAACACCTCATTGCTCTCACAGAAGAGCTACGCGCAAAAGGTGTCAATTTTCGCAGTCTGACGGATTCAATCGATACCAGCACTCCGATGGGAAGGTTCTTTTTTCATATGATGGGTGCACTGGCAGAAATGGAGCGTGAACTGATAGTTGAGCGCACGCTGGCAGGACTGGCTGCTGCGCGAGCACAAGGGAGAGTTGGAGGACGTCGCCCGAAACTGACGAAGGAGCAGCATGAGCAGATCGCAAGATTGCTCCAGAAAGGGTATGACAGAAAGCGGCTGGCAATTATCTATGATATTGGACTGTCAACGATCTACCGCTACCACCCTGTTGGGACTGTCATAACGCAACCTGAAATGTAATTCTTTTTCAAATAATGAAACGCCGCGTGGATGCCATTTATCGCACAAGATAGAGTGCATTTATCGCGCGGCGCATCAATAAACAGGTTTACACGCCGGGAAAGCTCCCGACGCTGCGGATAAACCAGCGAAAGGGAGAGCGGCTCGGCACGGTAGCCTGGCAACACTTCAATAAGCCGCCCGGCACGCAGGGCTTCGCGCACGGCAATGCGCGGGATCTGAATAATCCCCAGACCGGCAAGACCGGCGGCGAGATAGTTTTCGCTACTGTTTACCGTCAACATGCCGCCAGACTTAAACCACTGGACGCCATTAACGCTGGCAACCTCAAAACCTAACGGATGTACACCCAGGTGCGGTGTATAACGCACTATTGCGTGTGAAGTGAGATCGTCGGGGTTTTGCGGATAACCAAAGCGCGTCAGATAGTGCGGACTGGCACAGTTGACCATGGTCAGTTTGCCGAGGGGACGGGCGATAACGCCATCTTCCGGTAACGCGCCAGTGCGTATCACGCAATCAAAACCATCATGAAGAATATCTACCGGACGGTCATGGCTACTCAGTTCCAGCTCAATTCCCGGATGCTGATAGAGAAATTCCGACAGGTGCGGCAGTAACAGGCTTTTTGCGATTCCTGGCGGGATGTCGATGCGTAATTTACCGCTGATACTGGTGGCATCCTGCTGAAACAGACCGTCCAGTTCGTTGAGATTACTCAACACATCTTTTGCTCGTTGATAATAGGTCATGCCTTCTGGCGTGAGTTTGACCCGTCGCGTGGTGCGCTGGAGAAGCTGGGTGCCAAGTTGATGTTCCAGTGCCTGTATCTGGCGCGAAACACTTCCTTTTGGCAAAGCAAAGAAATCCGCTGCGCGGGAAAAACTTTCCAGCTCCGCGACTTTGATGAACAACTGCATTGCGTGAATTTTATCCATTTCTTTGACCGATTGTTGTTCACAGCGAAACAGTAACGCGCATATCGCATTGTTTATTATTTTTTCTAACATCTAATGCCGGGTTTCACAATGTTGTCATGACGAATGTGGCGATTTCTCAGCAGGAAAAGGGCGGAATAGCTTTCTGAGAAAGGTGAATCCCCTTAAACAGAGCGTATTTTTCAGCGATTCCCTTTAAAGTGAATAGAGGACATATTGGCTATTTGTGCTTATTTTTGTCTCATTGCCATTTGTTATTTTGGCTTGTGGTCGCGGAATTTCATTTTTAATTGCATGCGTACTAACCACCAATATAAGGAAATCCTCAAAATTGTTTTAAATAGTGCCCTCGACATGTAATTTCAGGCGTTTAGCTGTAACTATTTATATCGGTAACTATTTTCTACGCGCCATCTCTGTAGAATGGCCACCGCCAAATGGCGAATTCTTATTTTTTCTCGCGGGTAATACCCTTCCACTACTTAAGTCTTTTTAACGTATTCAGGTGGAGATTCAGTTATGCAAATAGTCATGTTTGACAGGCAGTCAATATTTATTCATGGAATGAAAATCAGTTTACAGCAGCGTATTCCAGGAGTGAGTATTCAGGGGGCCAGTCAGGCAGACGAGTTATGGCAAAAGCTGGAAAGTTACCCTGAAGCCTTAGTTATGCTCGATGGCGATCAGGATGGTGAGTTTTGCTACTGGTTGCTGCAAAAAACCGTGGTGCAATTTCCTGAGGTTAAGGTGTTAATTACGGCGACGGACTGCAATAAACGGTGGTTACAGGAAGTTATCCATTTTAATGTGCTGGCCATTGTGCCTCGTGATTCAACCGTCGAGACATTTGCGTTGGCGGTAAATAGTGCGGCGATGGGGATGATGTTTCTGCCTGGAGACTGGCGGACGACGCCGGAAAAGGACATTAAAGATCTCAAATCGTTAAGCGCCCGCCAGCGGGAGATTTTAACCATGTTAGCGGCGGGCGAATCAAATAAGGAGATCGGCAGAGCGCTGAATATCAGTACCGGAACGGTAAAAGCGCATCTGGAATCCCTGTATCGCCGTCTGGAAGTGAAAAATCGCACCCAGGCGGCAATGATGTTAAATATCTCCTCCTGAAGAGGATAATTTTACAGCCAGCAGGAAGTTAGCGGCTGGCTGTAAAAATATTATGGTTCGCCGTACAAACCAATTAAACGGCGTACCACACCGTTAGTCCAGCCAAACCCATCCTGCAACGGATACTCGCCACCGCCGCCTTCGCGGGGAACACCATCGGCAATATGGTATTTTTCGATCAGTTTGTGCTGTTCCAGATAAAACTGATTCACCGTCTTCAGCCAGCTGCGCGCGATTTCATCGCCCAGAAGGTCATCGCCATACATTTTAAATCCCTGAATTGCCATCCATTGTAACGGTGCCCAGCCGTTGGGTTTATCCCACTGTTCACCGGTTTCGTACTCGCTTGCCAGAATCCCGCCAGGTGTCAGTAACCGACTGCGCACGGCGTTTGCCAGACGATCGGCCTGTTCATGGTTCGCCATACCGACATAGAGCGGCACAATGGCGGCAGCGGAAAACAGCGCCAGTTGTTCGCGTCGCCAGTCGTAATCGCGGTAGATGCCGTTTTCATCATCCCAGAGGTAACGGTTTACCGCATCGCGACGGGCACTGGCCTTCTGGCGGAACAGTGCTTCTGTCTCTTTCTCACCTTTCAGCGCCGAGATGTTGGCGATGGCGCTCTCCAGTTTAAACAGGAAGGCATTCAGATCGATGGGGATGAACTGGGTGGTACGAATGCTCGCCAGACGACCAGTATCACGGAGCCAACGGGAAGAGTAATCCCAACCGGAGGCCGCCCCCGCGCGTAAATCGCGGTACACCTCGTTGGGCGGGCGACCAGAATGTTTCGCGGTTTCAACGTCCTCAAGCCAGGATTCGTCACGCGGCGTGTCGCGATCGTCCCAGTAACGGTTGAGCAGCGATCCGTCCGGCATCCGCACAACATGGCGATAGGCCTGATTAGGGATCAACGATTCTGCACCGTCCATCCAGAAGGCATATTCCATTTTCAGGTGGTCGAGATAGCGGCGCGCACCGCGTACACCATCTTCTTCAAACAACTCCACCATCAGCGCAAAAACCGGTGGTTGCGAGCGGCTCAAATAATAGGTGCGGTTGCCGTTGGGGATGTGACCGTAGTTTTCGATCATCCAGGCGAAGTTATCGGCCATGCATTTCAGCAAATCTTCCCGACCACTTTCCGCCAGCCCCAGCATGGTGAAATAGGAATCCCAATAGTAGGTTTCGCTAAAACGGCCGCCCGGGACAATATATGACTGCGGCAGCGCCAGCAGAGAAGACCACGGAATGTGATCCTGTGGTTCGCGGGTTAGCACCGGCCACAGCTGGTCGATATGCTCTTTCAGGGAATTTTGCGGGTCCGATACATACTCGCTGGAGTAGACCTCCGGCAGCCAGAAGTGATTTTCAACAAACTTGCGCAAGTCAAAATCACGATGACGGCGCACTTTACGGTAGCGGATTAAAATATCCAGCGGGTCCATTTTGGGTGCGCAGTCGGGAAAGGTTTTACTGTCGGGGAAAATTTTCGCCGACTGAACATGCTCGAACAGTTCGAGATAGCGATCGGCAGGCGTCAGCGCATCAGAGGCGGGCAGCCCTTCAATCATCTCGGGTTCCGGTTCTGCCTCGATCATCTCATCCAGTTTTAATTCATACGGGTCCAGTTCATAGCAGAGATCGACCTCGATCATCCGTTCGTCTGGATTAGGGTTTTGAATTTTCTGATTGAGCATAAGGATCCAACCTCCGAAATTCGTCGCTAATTATCGGGCTTTTCTTTAAGGGTAGTCATTCGCTCCGCCTGGTGGGCGACAAAGCGTGCGGTGGATCACGTTTATTAACCTGTCAAAAAATATAACGCACTAATATCAATGGAATTTATAAAAATACAGATTTCGTGTTGTTTTTCATTTTCAGAACATTCAATCCTGCTCTTGCCGCAATCATGATATGCCATTCCTGATCTGGGTAATAGGCACAGGCTATCTTATTGATAGTTTATATTCATGTAATTGATTGATTCCTATCAAAAAGCGTATCTCCCTGTTTTTTATGATGGCTTTGTCTCGCAGAGACGTTTGCAGCATTCTGGAAAATTTTCTGGGTCACAATAACTCACCACCGTGAGGGAAGAATAATGAAAATGGTCTCACGTATTACCGCGATCGGCCTGGCTGGCGTCGCGATTTGCTATTTAGGGTTATCTGGTTATGTGTGGTACCACGATAATAAACGCAGTAAACAGGCCGATGTTCAGGCATCTGCTGTCAGTGAAAATAATAAGGTTTTAGGCTTTCTCCGCGAAAAAGGATGCGACTATTGCCACACGCCTTCGGCAGAATTACCCGCCTATTATTATATTCCTGGCGCGAAACAGTTGATGGATTACGACATTAAGCTTGGATATAAATCTTTTAACCTCGAGGCCGTGCGTGCTGCTCTGCTGGCTGATAAACCCGTTTCGCAAAGCGATCTGAATAAGATTGAATGGGTGATGCAGTATGAAACTATGCCGCCAACGCGTTATACCGCGCTACACTGGGCGGGTAAGGTGAGTGATGAAGAGCGGGCGGAAATACTGGCCTGGATTGCAAAACAGCGCGCGGAATATTACGCCAGCAATGATACTGCTCCGGAGCATCGCAATGAACCGGTGCAGCCCATCCCGCAAAAACTGCCTACCGATGCGCAAAAAGTGGCGTTGGGCTTTGCGCTGTATCACGATCCCCGTTTATCGGCTGATAGCACCATTTCATGCGCTCATTGCCATGCGTTGAATGCGGGGGGCGTCGATGGCAGAAAAACATCGATTGGTGTTGGTGGCGCAGTTGGGCCGATTAACGCGCCGACGGTATTTAACTCAGTATTTAACGTTGAGCAGTTCTGGGATGGTCGTGCGGCAACATTGCAGGATCAGGCTGGTGGACCGCCGTTGAACCCGATTGAAATGGCGTCAAAATCCTGGGACGAAATTATTGCTAAGCTGGAAAAAGATCCGCAGCTTAAAGCGCAGTTCCTCGACGTCTATCCGCAAGGTTTCAGTGGCGAAAATATTACTGATGCCATTGCTGAATTTGAGAAAACATTAATTACGCCGGATTCCCCATTTGATAAATGGTTGCGTGGGGATGAAAATGCGCTGACGGCGCAACAGAAAAAAGGCTATCAATTATTTAAAGATAATAAATGTGCAACTTGTCATGGTGGAATTATTCTCGGCGGACGTTCCTTCGAACCGTTGGGGCTGAAAAAAGACTTTAACTTTGGGGAAATTACGGCGGCGGATATTGGTCGTATGAATGTGACTAAAGAAGAGCGTGATAAATTGCGTCAGAAAGTACCCGGTTTACGTAACGTTGCTTTAACGGCACCGTACTTCCATCGCGGTGACGTGCCGACGCTGGACGGGGCGGTGAAACTGATGTTGCGCTATCAGGTAGGCAAAGAGCTGCCGCAGGAGGATGTGGATGATATCGTAGCTTTCCTGCACAGTCTGAACGGGGTTTACACGCCGTATATGCAGGATAAACAATAATTAATTTGATCGCCCGAACAGGAATGTTTGGGCGATTTTTATTACGATAATAAAGTCTGTTTTTAATATTATCATATTAAATGTTTATATTATAAAAGATCATTTTTCTGCTTAGGATTTTGTTATTTAAATTAAGCCTGTAATGCCTTGCTTCCATTGCGGATAAATCCTACTTTTTTATTGCCTTCAAATAAATTTAAGGAGTTCGAAATGGACCAGAAGCTGTTAACGGATTTCCGCTCAGAACTACTCGATTCACGTTTTGGCGCAAAGGCCATTTCTACTATCGCGGAGTCAAAACGATTTCCGCTGCACGAAATGCGCGATGATGTCGCATTCCAGATTATCAATGATGAATTATATCTTGATGGCAACGCTCGTCAGAACCTGGCCACTTTCTGCCAGACCTGGGACGACGAAAACGTCCATAAATTGATGGATTTGTCGATCAATAAAAACTGGATCGACAAAGAAGAATATCCGCAATCCGCAGCCATCGACCTGCGTTGCGTAAACATGGTTGCCGATCTGTGGCATGCGCCTGCGCCGAAAAATGGTCAGGCCGTTGGCACCAACACCATTGGTTCTTCCGAGGCTTGTATGCTTGGCGGGATGGCGATGAAATGGCGTTGGCGCAAGCGTATGGAAGCTGCAGGCAAACCAACGGATAAACCAAACCTGGTGTGCGGTCCGGTGCAAATCTGCTGGCATAAATTCGCTCGCTACTGGGATGTGGAGCTGCGCGAGATCCCTATGCGCCCCGGTCAGTTGTTTATGGACCCGAAACGCATGATTGAAGCCTGCGACGAAAACACCATCGGCGTGGTGCCGACTTTCGGCGTGACCTACACCGGTAACTATGAGTTCCCGCAACCGCTGCACGATGCACTGGATAAATTCCAGGCCGACACCGGTATCGACATCGACATGCACATCGACGCCGCCAGTGGTGGCTTCCTGGCACCGTTCGTCGCCCCGGATATCGTC